GTAATATGTCGTGTTCCCATCGCCCACGCTGCCGAAAGTCTCAAAACCAGAAACAGCGCCTGCAAGCGTGTACGTTGCAGTGCCGGTGGTAGTGGTCGTTTCTTTTACGCGATCTCTGAGAACGAGTGCCATGTTACTTTAGCTCTATCGACAGGTTGCCTGCGTTGATGCGGAAGATGTCGCCGGTAGCGATTGTCTTACTTGCATCAAGTGCGCCAACGAACAGAATGTTTCCGCTACTAGCCGCGTCTACAACAAAAGCATGTGTAATCGTGTTGTTTGTGCCGGTAGACGCCGGGAACTCAATGTTAGCAGCATTTACTGCTGTCTGAGTATCTGTTCCCACTGCTGGAACTGTCCAGCCGGAAGCCTGAACCTGCTGCCTAGCGTAAGACCCAAACGTGGCCTCTGTTAGAGAGCCTGTCTCAATACTAGATACGGCGGTTGCAAGGCCAACATATATGCTGTTACCCGGAGTTGCAAAACTCTCCGCGTTGTTCTTAAACAGGAACTGCAATAGTGCATGCTCCATGTAGGTGGTTGCTGCGTTTGACGTTGCCATGTCTTCTACTCCTTATGTACGAGGCCGATCTGGCAGACCTCTGCGATACGCATCGCTGTTTTCTCTAGCTTCCGCCAGATCCTTAATCCTGGTCATTGCCTCGGTGAACTGTTTCTCATACATCTGAAGCATGTCCTGCTCACCTTTCATGTATATATACGCTTCAACCAAAGAACCGTAAAGCAGGGCGTTGGGAGCGTTGTCGCTCAACCACGTGGTTCCACTATCACTGCCAGCGGTCAGAGATGCCGGCCTGTAATAGTAGTGAAGCTCAACGGCGTAGTTGCTGTCAGGGGTTGGCGCCATAATGAAGTTATCTTTGTCAAAAAACGCATAATACTTTGGCGCTCCTGTCGTTGCCGGATTCGGATTGTATTCTTGAATGTAGTTCACGTCTTTTTGAAGCAGAAACTCCTTCGAGCTACTGTTTGTGACAGACAAAGAAAAAGAAGAAAGGTAGTCGGAAGGCACAGAAAGATACGGGTCACCTTGTGTTAGCGCACTTGTCGCGTTCTTGCGAAAAATCTCAAGGTCAACCAGTTTAAAAATACGGTCTTCTGCCCCCCGGATAAAGGTAGCAAGATTTGTCACAAAAGACGTTTCTGTGTTTTCTGTATAATCTTGGATGGCTGTTTTTAGCTGTGCATATGTAAAAGCCATTAAGTAATCCTAACAATAGCGTTTGTTGCGTCTGCTGCCGGGAATTGAATAGTAAACGTAGAAGAAGATGACGCTTGATCAGAGCCGAAATCAAGAACCGCAACCGCCTTATTGGATGCGCTGCTGTTATATATAAGACATCCTCTAGCAGTGATTGTAGAGTTAGAAAATGCAACATCTGAGAAATCAACAAAAGCTGTGGTGCCACCTGTTGTCGGGTTGCTGGCTGTAAGAGTTGCCCCCCCGGCAGAATAGCCTGTCCCACTAACCTCGTTAGTGGCTGAGTAAGCCGTTGTTGTTGCATCTATGGTTGCGCTGCTTGTATACAGGGCCAACTTGAATGTGTGGCTCGTAAAATCATGAACCCCCTCAAGTATTTCCTCTTTGAAAGAGGTGCATACATAGTTACCTGTAAAAGCCATTTCCTACTCCTGTGATGCGTATCTCATACCGCCACGCCCCTACACTATAGTTATATTGCCAACCATTGAAGAGTGATTGGTACATTGATATACGAGCGATGTGTCACTTGGCTCATGTGGAACAATAAACTGCGTTAAACCAGTGGTAGAGTTATAGTTATCCGTAACGCCTGTTGTGAAGGCTGACCCACCATTGGATGTTCTAATCTGCAAAGGATGGCTTCCTACATTAGACGTGTTGTCAATTAGGTAAGTATGACCCTTATAAAAAGTAAAGTTTGGATTGTCTCCTGACGTAGCGCCCGGACCGGTGAATGTGTACGCCGAACTTCCATTTACACCAGTGGTATATTTTGTTACCGGCCCCGTAGCTTCGTCGTTTAATCTTATCCAAGCGCCCCCATGAGCAAAGTAAAGCCCACCCGTGGCATGAACGTGCGCGACAGCCCCATGATAGGTTGAAGCGCTAGGCAAATCGCTTAGATTGGCATAATAAAATACAATCTTGTTAGCGCCTGAACTTACATCCAGAAGGCCGCTTGCGTTTATAATGTCTGTTAATACGTTAGAGCTGTTTCCTAACGCAGCGTAAATTTCGTTAAAATTATCGTTTATCTTGTCAGCACCGGCACGGAGCGTATCCCCGGTTCCGTCATTAGCGCTCGATCCTATCCCTACTGTTTGCTTTGCCATCTACCCCTCGTCAAAAGTTTTATTGCTTGTATCAAGTGTGACATTTGTTGAATCAAACCTAGAAGCAGCGCCAGATATAACAACACTGATATTACCAATAAAGGTCTGTGCAGTTACGCTTGTTGGCTCAACGGTAATGCTAGTAACTGCGCCAGATATAGTAACACTACCTACCTCAGTTTTAGCAAAAGAAAGAGAGATAAACTGTAACGATACCAAATCAAACGTCGGAAATCTTACCGTCACAGGATCCAGGGTTGAGCGAGGACGAGGGTCATGCAATGCTTGCGGATCCGGACCCACTCTGATCGGGCCAAGTTGCGGATGCTTCGGCTCGAACTCGTCAGGGCCAACCTTGAAACCATTCCACTCTGTCACCATTTCTCGAAGACGATACCGGAATCCGGATCTGTCCGAATAGCCCCAGGCGTCTTTTCCTGAAGCAAAACGTGCCATTAGTTCACCCTCAGATACTGAATGCTTGGTTGTAGCTTGAGAGCCACACGGTCTTCATCTTCATCTGCGGCTCGTTGAAACTCTTCTTCGTAAACCACCTTCAAAAGCTGGACACGTTCCGGCGCTTTCTTCATCGCAAGATAGTATGCAAGTCCAGCGACCATACACGGCAAAAACCTAAAGGGTGCATCCGTTGTATTTACCAATGCATCTGCATCTTCAATACGCTGAACATAGTAATACACAATGCTGTCGGCAGAACTGTCAGGTGTGGGCCAGAGTGTAACTTCTGGAGTGGTCTGCCGGTTATAGTAATACTGACTCGGGCGTCCAGTCTGCGACTTGTTGGGAAGATACAGGTACTCGCCTCTCGACATTCGGTCGAGTTGATAGTCTACGCTGCTGCGGCGGAGCACAACCTCCAGCAAGTCGGTGTACGCTGTGTCGAAGGTGTACGTAGCAGTGCCTGCGGTCAACGCCTGTGTTCCCTGCTGCACCGTCCACAGATTCAAGCCACGGTTAGCCCAGTCTGCAAACATAAGATTCAGAGACCTACGAGCCGTACGCGCATCATAACCGGTGCGAACCTCAAGACCGCACCGCTCATATGCTTCTTCAATAATCTCTGCTACATCGAGATCAAAATCTCTGGATCCAGAAGTTGCCATCTATTTATTCTTCTTGTGTGTGCCGCCGTAACCAAAACCAGGAACGCCGCGACCTTTTAGAATGTCTTGCTGCGTGACCTTACCGTCACCTGTTAAGTCGGGAAAGTTACCACCACCCATTTTAAAACGAGTGCGGCTAGGAGCCTTGTTGTTGCGAGTGGGCATTACCATCGCCCCGGCAGCGGCTTTCCTAGGAGAACAATGAGACATTATTTTTTCCTTCTCTTTAGTGATTTAACCCGTCGTGGCTTACCGGCAGGCTGTCCAATGCGTTTCTTTTGGCTGATTCTACTACGCTTTTCAGCCGCTGTCATTTCTGACGATGTTTTAGGAGTCTTCGAAGAAACTCGTTTGGAAGGACGACAATAAGGAGTGCCACGCTTTTCACCCTTTTTTCTGCCACACGCCTTGCCAGTGCGTACATCTTTCCAATCCTCTTTAAACCAGCGTTTTAACGCCAATCCTTTTTTGGTTTTACGTACAGCCATCTCAGTCTCTCGACTTTCGTATTTGTTCAAGACTCTCTTGTATTGTCATGTCTTTTTTTGCATTCGGATCATACTTGCACTGATATTCATTCGGCACAAACTCCAGGTACTGGAAAAACTGAGACTCAATCGTATTGTTTGCACCTCGAAACACGCAAATCATTTCTCTGTTTTCCAGCTTTTCACACTTCACCTTACGACAAGTAACCATTTGATCAGCGCTAGCCGAGTGCGCCTTTAACAATAGTATGAAAGTTAGCAAAGCCGCGACACCAATTCCGGAAAACAGAATCCACGCTACAATCTCTACAAACTTACGTCGTCGCTCACGCTGACGATACAACGTCTCTTTGCGTCTCTTTCTTATTTGACCTTCCATTGCCACGAGTTGATCCCATTTTGACTTGCCCATCGTCAAAGAAATCCACTGCTGTAGCTCATAGCGTTGCTGCTGCGCCTTTTGCTTGTTAGCAAAGGTCGTTATGGCTTCTTGCTCGACGCTTTGACCCCCAAACAGTTTTTTAAAAATTGGGGGGTTTTTTGCCTCTCTTTCCATCTGGTCCAAATCGGACAGAGCACCCATCCAACGAGAAAGATCAGACGCCATCGCCTCGATATCCCGACCAACAGCAAAGCCCTTTTTTAGAGCCGAAAATGCCGCTGACGCGGTTGCCATTGCTGATATGGGATCCATCAATAAACCTTCGTATCTTCATCAACCAGCCGAGGCACACAATAGGCGGTGATCTTCTGACCTTGTTTGTGAAGCTGTCGAGCAAAATACGTACACTCATTAAGGTTTCGAAAGTACATGTCGTTACTTACCAGCTTCTTTTCTTCTCCTATCCCAACAAACACAAACAACAAAAATGCATGTATCATTGTTAAGAGCAGCGTGTCTTCTTCCGCCGTCCGTTCATAACACCGCCACAACCTCGAGCCACAACTTGGTTGGACTCTAGGTTCCCTCGGAACGGACGTTTGGCACGTTGCTCGGTGATGCCTCCAGCGGCGGCTCTTCTGGTTTTCTTCTTGCCCTTGTTGCCCCAGTTTGCGGCTCCGACCTTACGGCACTTGGCGATGGCCCCGCTTGCGTACGCCGACGGGAAAACCTTATATCTTGCCTTAACTTTGCGATAGCATGCATCTTTAGCCATTCCTTCGTTTCCTCTTACTGGCGCAATATGCTTTTTCACTAAACCCTTTGGGACGCTTGCAGTTCACTTTTCCCTTACGAGCCTTGGTCCATTTTTTCTTTTGCGGGGGCTTGGATATTTGCTGCCTCATCGAACCACGCGACATCGCCATTTCTTTGTCTCCGAACGTAATCTTCCCATAACGGGGTCAACATCTTGTGGTTAGATTCAACCTTCACCACAATAACCGCCGTGCGCTTATCGACTTCTATTAGTGTCGTGAGGATCCAAACCACAAGAGAAAGAGCCACGCCCCCAAAACCAATAACACCGGCTTTAACCAAGGTCTTTTCATCTAGCATTTCCATCTCCGACGCGCCGCGCAAATACGCTTTTTCGGCGTCTTCTTGCAGCTAATCCCGTGCATCTTCATCTGACCGGCAGATCGTTTGCAATACGATGTGCGACGTTTGCCGCCGCCGGGCTGGGGTGCTTTTAGTTTAGAACCTGTTGCTTTGTTGTATTTAGATCGGCCTTTAGCGGTAAGTCCTGCGCCTTTGGAAGCGGGGAGTTTTTCCCCCCGCTTCACTGAAAGACTAACCGTTTTTTTCTTCTTGGCCATTAACCAAAGAACCCGGTTATAGAATCCACGTTGGTTAGTGTCACGTGACACTCATCATCGAAGATCATACCGTGATCCGGAATGGTGATTTGATTGTCGTCTGATGTATGAAACACCATCGAGAGCAATGTAGAACCACCACTTCCGTTCTTAAACACAACAGCAGGCGAACCACTGGCAGCGGTCTTTACGTAGAACGCCTTTAAGCGGGTTCTACCGCCCTGCAATGTGCCTGTCGCTGTAGCAGTCTTTGCTGTGATAGAAGCAGCCATTGTGCCCTCCTATTAAGCAAGGTTGTTGTTCTGCTGATACAGGATTGTAAAACGAACAAGACCTGCGCTGGTGGCAGCAGAAGCGGTCACAGTCAAACGAATGTCTGATGTGCCCGTATCCTGCCAAGCTAGTGCGGCACCAGCTTCAGTTGTTGGATACTTGCGACCAGCAGTTGTTCCAGATGCAAAGGTGTTCAGAATTGTGGCTGCGCCACCAACAGTGTCTCCAACGCTAAGATTGGTTGTACCGCTGGCTGCGGTAATAACGTCAATCACACAGTCAATAATCTGAGAGTTTGCTGGAATAACAACATCTGTAACTTGAGCAGCTAGAGCGCCGCCTGATAAGTCTGCTGAAAATGTTTGGGCCATAACAACTTGACCAACATTAGCAATGTTGCTGCCGAGTGTTGTGCCGGTAGTGTTTTTAATGGTTCCGGCCTTAATAGGACCAGAAAAAGTAGTTGTAGCCATTTAGATCTCCTGTCGTGGCTAGTGTCAGATCCACAATGAATCTGTCAGGGACTTATGCATAGTACCCTAAAAAAAAGGGGGCCGCAATCGCGGCCCCCAGTGGGGAGGATTTTTGTGACCTTACGCGGCGCCGGGTGAACCGAACACACAACGTGGGTCAGAGAAGCCAAAGCTGTAACGCTCACGAGCCTTGAACCGCATGTTGCCGGTATCGAAATCCGGATCCATGTTGGTTGCAAGCGGCATACGCTCGAAGTGCTTCAGGCCGTTAGGTGCATCCGTCTTGATGAAGAACGCATCTGTGTCGGTCAGGTAGTCGTTGACTACGTAGCCTTCTGGAAGCATGCCCATGCTCTTGAGGGCGTTAACATCGTTGTCAGCAGTGCCGACGCGGAGGTTAGACACCATCAGGCGCTCTGCTACAAACTGAAGCTGGCGTGGAACGATCAGCTTCATGCCACGAAGGGCAATGACAAGGCCACGCTCATCGACGAAACCAGCGATGCTGATTAGTGCGTCTTCGAGAGAAGTCTCGTTCAGGTCTGCGGCAGTACCCGGCTCGTTGGCAAAAGTGCCACCGTTTGTCAGCGGGTGTGAAGCATCGCAAAGTGCCACACCGTCACCACCGGCAGTTGCGCCTGCGGTAAACGCAGAGTTAAGAACAGAAGCTGCCTTAACCTGCTTGGTGTGCGCCATCGAACGTGCCAGAGCACGAGTGTAGCGAGATGCTAGGCGGTCATAGAGGTTGTCTTCTACAGCTTCCTCGGTGATCGAGAAACCCATAGCAACAGTCTCGTGTGTATACCGTGCGGTATACGCCTCTTGAGCGTCATCGAACGAGATACCAGCACCTTCGTTCTTAACCGGTGCGGCTCCGAATCCGGACAACATCACTTCTTCCTCGAATGCCCGATCTGATGCCTCGGTGTCGAAGATTTCGGAATGCTGACCCTCGTAGCGATTGTACTCCATACCAAAGAGGGCATTGAGGCCAGGCTCAAGCTCTTTAGCGAGTTGTGCGCGAGAAATAGCCATAACTAACTAGCCTCCTTACGATGCTGACGCTTCTGAGTCAGCGCCCAGAAGTGCATGGTTGTTGATCATTACAATCATCGGAATGCCAGCGGCAGCGAAGTCTTCATTCTCAACGTCGGCTTGAATGCCCACAATCTTCAAAGGAAGGGATGTGTTGCTTGAGTCGAGAGTGGCGACATCCATTTTAGCACTGGAGTTACCGGTGGTTGTGCTGCCGCTTGCACCGCTATCAAGCTGAGTATTCTCAAAGATAGCAGCGATTGCAGTAGCGCGATCTGTGAAAGTAGCGTCTGTAGCAATTATGAAACGCTGCATCGGGTTGTCGTACACGTGTCCGATAATATCGAAGTTTGTGTCGGCGCCCGAACCAGGCCAGTAATTGGAAAAGACCTTCTTACCAGTAGTGGAAGAAACATACTCACAGCCAGCGAACACACCAACGTATTTAACAGTGTCACCGGTAGCAGAACCAATGGCGATTTCACCGCCATTTACAGCTTTAACCGGAGAACCCTGATAAATCGCGGAAGCACCACTGTCGATGAAGTATGCATTAGTACCGGAAGTAGCTGGAGTGCTACCCGCAGTATTTATCGGCTTTAGGCCGAATGCAACATTGGCGTTTGCCATCTGTTCACCTCACAGGTTAATCGGCGGAGTTCTTTCCACCGAAGGTTACACGACTTTTCCTATCGTTGTGGATAGGCATTGAGGGATGTTGTTCCCTCATAAGGTTTTCATCAACGGCTTTCATTTGATTGCGGGTCTGCTCCCGATAGTATTCAGTTCTTTCCTCGACCGTTTCTTCAGGAATACGGCACAGCATAAGACCGCCGACACCAATAACTCCTGCATTCTTCCCCTCTTGAATCACTGGATAGCGATCTCCCATGTCGGGATACTCGTCAGCACGTACTGGTTCCCAGCCTTCACGCAACTTAGAGTGTACGTTAGTCAGGTCATCCTCGCCCCGAAGCGCGGTTCGAACCCAACGATGCTTAAAACCGATTGGTGCATCAGGTGCATCCAACTTGGATGGGGGTGCCCAGGGCTTACGCCGCTGAGTGTTTGCGCGACTCTTTGCTTCGCGTGTAGTTCTTTCAGCCATTTCTTACTCCTTTACGTACTTAGCATATTCCTCGAGCGGAACATTCAATCGTTTCGCAATCGCAATCTGCGATGGAGTCAGTTTGACTGTTCTGCGCCCCTTTGACGACGACTTGGAAGCCGTGGACCCAGCAGAAGCGACTCTAGGTCCAGTGTCGCGTTTTGTCTCCGCAAATTTATGCGGAAACTCCGTGCGAACACGTTTGTCAAGTTCACTATAGTAGTCATCCGACGTGGGGTCAAACCCCTCTTCTTCAATAAGCTGTCGGTGAATACCAAAAGCTGCGTATGTCATGGTCTGGTCATTGCCAAACCAATCATTTTTAGACGCCCACGCCTCGGCCTTTGGATCAGGTTTAGCCTGCGGCTGCTGCACCTGTTGCTGCACCGGTTCTTCTTGCACAGGCTGTTGCTGTCGTTCTTCGTTACGACGCTTGGCTTCCTGATACCGAGCCTGCTCTAACGCAATCTGACTAATGCGCTGCTGGGCATCAAACATCCCGTCTGCGTCACCCTCTTCATACGCTTTCTTGTACGACTCTTTAGCAGCCGCCGCGTCAGCTTCAACACGGCTACCAAACTCGCCAACGAAAGACTCGTCTAGTTTGGTCAAACGGCTTTTTAAATCTTCGTTCTGCTTTTGAACCGCTTCCGCGTATTCAATCGCGGCCTGGCGCTGCCGTTCTTCTTCACGAAATCTGTTTGTTAGCTTCGATATCCGCTTTTGAACGGATTCTGAATACTGCTCTAACTCATCTTCCTTGCCTTCCGAGTCAGCCGCCTCTTGCTCTGCTTCAGGCTGCTCCTCTACCGGCTCGACCTCGATACCCTCGGTCTCGGGAATTTCTACATCTTGCTCTTCTGCGAGATTGTTCTGCATACTATGCTCCGTATGTCTTGATATCGTCTGGATCGACGATTGTTGCAATGACCTCATCGTCATTGATGATGCGAACCTCGCCACCTTCAATCTGGAAACGCGATCCGGAATACCGACCAATACAAACCCAGTCGCCTTCTTTGCACCACGGCTCGGAATCAGGACCAAATTTGTCCTGATCCTGATAGGCTAAAGGACCAACCTTAACAACATATGCCACAACAGTGGCTCGTGCTTCTCGGTCCTTGGCTTGATCGGGGACGTATACCCCGCCCTCAGTCTTGTCCTTGCCTTTATACGGCATAACAAGAACTCGCCAACCAGTCGGTTGAGGAACTCTTTCTAGGGCGGTTTTTTTAGAGGCTTCTTCTTCAGCTTTTTTCTTGGCTTGCTGCTGCCGGAGAACGTGATCAGGGACTAGAAGCGTCGTCATAATTCACCTTTTTTAGCAGGGCGCGTAATTCTTCTAGCGCGTAAGTGATCCCCTGAATCTCACTTACCATAGCACGATATGATTCCATATCGGATGCGCCACCGCTAGTCAGGGAGATGCTAATATCATCTACCCGGTTTTGCAAGGTTTTCTGATACCTTGATAGAAAATCTACGATATCCATTATGCCATCATTTTTTCATCTGTTATGGGGCCACCAGAGACCCATGCATTACAGACACGCATTAAAGCACATTTAAACTTTAAAAACTGACAGTACCCAATGTCGCCGGCCTCAACAGATTCAAAAGGATCCGCGCCATCATCCATGCCAATACCCTTGGCGATGCAGTCTTTTATGCGTGAGGTGAGATTAAAAGCAGCGCAGTTTCCGCAGCGGCTTTCTTTTGCTGCTTCTATATCTGCGTTAAAGGTGTCAGCTATGTTCTGCCAAAAATCATCGTTTTTTCCCGTGTCATCCAAATTTGGGTTTAACGGTCCATAGCCGTATTCATCAATGGCTTCTTGTCTGTTTTCTAAATTAAGGTCAATGTCCTGTGTTGCCGTAGGACAAGAGTCACCCTCGTCATCGCCGCCGTTGACCATCTGATCAACAGGGATGCCGTCTTGAATCTCTTTTGCCAGGTCTAACCCGTCAGGAATTAACTTTATTTCAATTTTCATCGGTAAAGTGGAAACCTTTCTAAATAAGATTGAAGAAGATTATCCGGAGATAACGCTTCAGTTCCTATCGCGCTACTTGAGGTTCGAAATCTAGTGTCCTCATCAGTGCCTGGAAAATCAAAAACACCTTGAATTGTTGTCATTTCGGGAGTCACAATTTCATCCATCCGAAGCTCTGGCGGTCCTTGCAGTTCACCAAGAACGTCTACGCTTGTTGTAGTCGGAATAGAGGACTGCACAAGATTATCTTGTACCCCCATAGGCACACTCGTTGCCGGAACGTAAGAGGGTCCAGCTTCCGTTGGGAACTGTGCACCCGGAACAGAAAGCTCACTTCCTCTGTCTGCAAAACGCAGCATCGGACCAACAATCGGCAGCATGCTAGCGATGCCTCGGTCCGGGCGTCTGTTTGGATCTCGAGTCACCGGGCCAAACCTAGTCAAAGATCCCTCGTCCAGCATACCGCGAACCTGACCCCTGCTGTCCAAGGGGTTCATAAACTGGTCGTAAGCTAGATTGCGAACATTAGCGATGCCCTGTGTGCCAAGAGTATTTGTGTAGTCAATCTTGCTGGGATCAATTCCAAAAACACGACTAAAGAATCCCTCTCGGCCATACGGGTTAGTATCAGTGATCCCCTTCACAGACTCAAATACAGGCTGGCTCATGTAGCCAGTTCCTGGGTCATCAACCACAGGACGTGTGTCCATCGTTGGCCTCGGGTTGGTCGGGCCTCGATCCTCGAAGGACATTCCGTATGGGTCTCTGTTAGGTGGCGGCATTTACTTCACTCCGCTAAAACTAGTGCCTTGTATCGCTTTGCCCGCACCACGGCAGGACATGTACTTGCCACTGGCAGCGCGTACTTCGCCTCTTTCGCCGACGGGCGGCTTTGGAGTGGGCTTTGTCGGTCCCGGCCTCCGTCCTTCTGTGTTTATTGGATGATCTGGATCAATCAGCCTCGGATTTTTCCGAACGGCGTCCTTGTAGTTCTCCGGAATATCAGGGTCACCCATGTATTGCCGATATCTCTTGTCCGACTCTGAGAGAGGTGTAGGCCGCGTCATCTTCTCTGTGCCGCCTTTTTCAAAGCCACGCATTTTTTTCATGTTGCTCTCCAGCACTTGAGAGCCACCGTCTTTGCGGCGCCGGCCCTTGTTGATAAGATCCTTGGCATCATCATAACCGATTCCCATGTCACCGGCAAACTGCCTAATACGTGGACGTGTCATCTACTTAACCTTTTCTTTTTCGTGGCCCAGCCAGACCGCAAATGCACCTGTCATGGCCCCCGTGACTACACTTACCAGACCGGCCTGCGCTGGAGTTGGATCCGGCAAAGTCATAAACCACTCCACTACCCGCCAAGCCGATATTGACATCATAAGCATCATCAAGCGGGGAAGTATCTTCCACCGCAGAAATCTTTCCATCGTAACTTCGGCCACGATTCTTCTCCGCCTGTTTTAATGTGGTGCGATTGTGCATATCCCACATGATCATCACTTCTTACCAAAAAACTTGGTAGCACTACGTACGCCAAAAGAAGCAGCAACAATAACACCAAGGGAATACTGATACCAATCCGGCATCTTGTCCAACTGCTCAAACCCATTTGCAACTACACCCTCCATCCCCGGGATAAAGCTCAAAATGAGCGGAACCGAGAACAAAATTACGAGCCACTCGTCTTTCCAAGATGACTGACTGCCACGTGCCATCTCAAGATCCCAGTCGATCTCGCCAGTGGCTTTCTTCTCCATGATGACGGCTTCAGCCTTGGCCTTGGCAACCTTTGCGCCTGTCTCGGCCTTGGTCTTTTCAACTTTACCTTCCAGCCACGTACCGGCCAAAGAAGCAATCGGACCTATCAATGCTTGAATCATTTGTTCCTCGACAATGCTGCCTGTGTGTTGATGCGATAGATATTCACATCGTTACGTGCGCCAGCGATATCTTCCTGCAACTCCTGACGCTGCTGCGCCAAGTCATAGGCTTGCTGCAACTTGGCCTGATCAATCTGGAAGTCCATCTGATCGTTTGCTGTCTTACGCTGAATTTCCATCTGCGAGTTCTGCAACTCTTGCTGACGAATCGCGACCAACGGATCTTGCTGCTGGGCCGGCTGAATCATCGGCATGATCTGCTGCATGATCTCACTAACCTGCTGTGCAATCGCGGACTCAACCGTAGCTGGGTCAATCTGTGCAGGTGGCTCACCCTGCGCCATAGCCTCCTGCATGGCGTTCTGGAAGAATGCAGTAACCTGATCCCTTGCAAGCATACCAACGTGCTCCTGCACGTGCGAGAGGAGCAGCAAGAAGGCTTGTGGGTTGGCCCCAGACACAGGCGATGAAAGGAACATGGCATGCGCCAGAATGTGCGCCTCATGATCCTGCTGCGGAAATGCCTGAAACGGCATGTTCTTCACAGCAGCAGCGTTCTCTGTAGCCGGATCCATAGGCTGCGGCTGCGGAGGTGGCGGCAAAATCGCGTCAATGTTCTTCACATCCAGCGCATCATACATCCGACGATACGCCTCGTACTGATTGTGAAGCTGCGGAGCGGCCTGCGCCAACTGCATCTGGGTCTGTGCCAGCGACAAACGCTGTGACATTGAGAAGATAGACGGATCCGACACAGGCAAAATGTCTACCCGACCATCAAAATCCTGCGCCATAATGTCAGCGGCTACGCCCTGTCCCACAAAGTACGGGTAAGGTACAGGGTTATCCCCGAATACCTCGGCAAGTAACCGAAACTCCTGCTTTTGCCCATAGTGCAGCCGCTTATGGATCGAAGAGATGATCTTCGAGCCTTGCTCAATCAGTGCAACTGTGGTTCCGACGGGGGCTTGTGAGTTAGCGTCTGCGATCTTTGCATCTGCAACTTGTGCAAATCGTCTTCCTGAATCGACGATAACGCCCAGTAGTTGAGCAAGTGTCCCAGAAGGTTCCTTGTATGGAAGGGGCATAAGAGCATTCCGAAGGTCACCACCGGGAGCATCAATATCACGGAACTCGCCAGGAGAAAGCGGCTCATCGTCGTTACGAATACGAACACCACGAGCCTTAAACCCAGCAGGGAGATTCGAAAGAGTCCCCGCATCGATGAGTTGACGAAGGATCGAGGTCGCTGCACGGGACAAACCTCCTATAGTATGTAACAGGCCAAAGCCATAAAAGCCAAACCCAGGCAAAAACTTAAAATGAGTGAAGTATTGCCGCTTCCTGCGAAGTGGATCCGCCTCTCTATAGTTTCGCACCACCGAGAGAATCTGTCCTGAATCTTCATCCAAAGTGACAATGTAAGGGAGTTTAACACCCGTAGGCTCACCCTCGGGTCCAATGTCTTCAAACCCCTCCAGATCAAGCTCTGTGTGACACTCAACAAGAGTGAAAACGTCATCGCCATACGACGGACGAATACCCTGCAACTCGTTACCAGTCTCTCTAATCGGTCCTTCATCATCATCATCTCCAGCCTGCAAGTCCACGTCCCGGTACACACCAGCAACCTGCAACTTGCGAAGCTCGTTCTCCGTCATGCGAACAACGTGAGTTACCCGCTCGGCTGTGTTCAAGTCACTCGCCGAATACGGAACAATCAAATCCTCCGCAGGTACAAACTTCGATACAGCCCGCTGCTTGCCCGGATCAAAATACACCTTCTTAAATGTGGACCCCGTCAACGGTAAATAAAACAACATCTGATCCGTGTCAGGATCATACTCCTCCATGATCTCAGTAACCTGATAGTTCATGAAATCTTCAACACGCTGGGCCTGATCCTCCAGTGCCGAGTTCGGCGTTCCAAGAATCTGCGCCTTTACAGGACCACCCGCTGGCAACATCTCCTTATAAGCCTGCGCCTGAAACTGCGTAACAGCCTCACTCAACAACGGATGATGAACACCACTAGCACCAAGAAACGGATCACTGCGCTCCTCGTAATTCACACCAAGCAACTTCAAACCGCTGGCAATCGCCTCTTCCCAGTCCTCGCGTGACTCCTTGTCATCCTCAATCTTGTCACGAAGATCCGAGGACAACGAACCAAGAACCGAATCATCAAGGATCTCCGCCAAGTTCGCACTGTGATCGTACATCGCAGCTTGGACCTCGATCATTTCTTCCATGCCGGCCATCTCAACGCCCTCTGGAAGCATGTCCTCGGCGGGTAACTCCACCATCATCTCTTCAGGCATAGGTTCCGCCGGACCACCAGCGCCCATTGCCATATCAACCATCTGTGGAGGAAGTGCCATTTATTTCAATCCAAAAAAGTTTAACATACTGTCTACCATGCCCGTCTCTTGCTTCTTCGGAACAGCGCGGCGCGGAACACCCCGTTCATCCAACACAGCCAAAGCCGCTTCGTTGTAATCTTCCAGCACATTCCGGGGAATGCTCATATACTTGTTTTTCATTACAGACATGTCACTAACCTGCTGATCGCTCTTTGGCATCATGCCCTCACTCAGCGCTAACTCAGCCTGCAACATATCCATCGCATTCTCTTCTGTACGAAGACTGCGAACATCCATGCCCCTGCGCTCTAACTCGCGTACACCAACATGCGCCAACTCTTCCATCAACGTATTCAAAGAATAGTCGTTGTCAATCGTACCGGGGACATCAACAACCTTGCCGTCTTTTATTTCTGTCTTCGGCTGATCCGAGTCGTAAATAACAGTAGAACCACGGTCCGAGGACAAAAGACTTTCAATCCCTTTGCCAAAACGATCAAGATCGCGGGCCATGTACCTAAGACCAGAACCCTCTGGGTCAGCCTTAAATACATCCGCATCAAAAAATCTTCGGCCCGTAGGAGTGTCTTCCCTCGCCGGGTTTAATTCTGCGGAAGGAAGCATTAGCCCCTTAACACTGGTTCCACCACCAAACCGAGGCACAATGTCCCCGCCCATCTCACCAGCCGTCGGCTCCAGTAACCCGCGCTCAATGATGTCATAACCTAACTGAGCTACAGGAGACAAAGCCAAACGGCTTTCTAAATCGGCGCGAAGCTCTAGGTTCCCGAACCGTGTAGCTTGGACCTCGGCATCCGGATTGCCGACATAGTTCAGCGGCTTCGGAGTCGGAACAGACTTCGGAAGGGTCTTCAGATCCTTCTCTATTTTCTTTTCCGCTGTCTCAGCCACTAAAAAATACCCCGAAACTTCTGTGGCCGAGCAATCGGGCTAAACCCCTTAACCACACCACCTGTGTTGTAACGCTTACCCGGCAAAGGCGTACCCGGAGCCTGCGCCCCGTCGAGATCAAACTCAAGCTCAATAATCTCGTCAATCATATCCTTGTCGTAACCCGACCGGCTCAACTGCCGGCGGCGTAACTCTCTAGCCTTGGGTGTCTTAAACTTGGACATCAGTAATACTCTCGCTTCTTGGACGGCAGCCAGTCTTCTAGCTCTTCGCCCTGTAAACTGATAAAACCACCTTGGCGAAACCGCATCAAGGCCATTGTCATGCTATCACAGAAGTCATCATGATCGCCATTTGGAAACGAAGCTACTTCCTCGATTACCTCATCCGCGAACTTCTGCGCGGCAGGATACCATACTTTTCCTGATTCGAATATGGGCGAAGCCATATGCATCCTTGTCATCTTATCAAGACCACCCCCGCCCTTCTTGCGGCCCGGAGCAAAGGTAATTACAGGCAGATTCAGTAACCGCATCTCGTCAGCCAATGGTGTACCAGTCGCCTTGGCCTCGATTAACATCATGTCAGGTTCCCAGTATTCGTTTTCTTCCTGTGCAATCTGCTTCAACTCAGGAAAGTTCCAACGGCCACGTTTCGCGTCTAATAGAATCAAATGCTGATCACCGTTGCCATGCGGCTCAAATACACCCCACGTCGTAATAGCAGAAAAGTCAGCCGACTCCTTCTTACTGTACGCCGTGTCATACGACTGAATCACATAATCTAAATTCGGAATGTCCTCTTCTTCCCACTCGTTCCACCACTCCCTCTTAATAACAGCGGTTTCCTCGGACACGGGGTTTTGCTGCCACTGTGCATTCCATTTGCCCACGGACAGTGCAGCTTTGACTTTTAGTAACTCGTCCTTTTTCCAGAATTCAGGCCAGAGCGGTTCCCCCGATGGCATGATGGCCGGAAACTCAACCACCTCCCACTGGTCCGACATCGTGTCGTTACCCTGCGCTTGCAGTAACCTGCCCGTAAGATCCTTCTTGGACCACCGTGTCTGGACAATGATAATCGATCCACCCGGCTGCAAACGCTGACGAGGGCCAGATGTGTACCATTCATATGTGTGGTCATACGCTGTCGAGGACAGAGCATCCTGCTCCGAATGCGGGTCATCAATGATAAGAAGGTCAGCACCACGACCAGTCATTGCAGCACCCACCCCGGCTGCAAAATATTCCCCGCCTGCGCTGGTCTCCCATCGACCTGCTGCTTGGCTGTCCGGTTTCAGGTCAGTGTCTGGAAAAATCTCGTGGTATATCGGATCCGCAATAAGATCCCTGACCTTACGTCCGAATCTTACAGCAAGTTCCGTGTTCATTGTAGCCTGAATGATTTTTAACTTTGCATTTCTGCCAAGGAACCAGGACGGCATAAGATAAGAAGCAAACTCGGACTTCGAGTGACGAGGCGGCATGTTGACTATCAAACGCTTCAAGTCACCCGATGCTATGCGCTCGAGCTTTTCTGCAATGATTTTGTGATGCCGGCCAACAATGAACCCATCATACACATGATCGACATACGCCATGAAGCTGGTCTGTGCAGCTTCGCGGGTTTCAAGTTTCTTTAACTGCTCTTCTAGCAGCAACAGTTCACGCAGATCGTGATCGGGAATCGTGTGGAGAGCACCGGACATGCCCGAACGATAATATCTTCCAATGAATTTATCAACCCAACACGACACGACACGACAGCGCCTAGACCCCCGAAATCTAGGGGGTGGGGGGTCCGAGCCATGCCGGCGGAACCAGTAACCCGACCCAGTAACCCCCGAACCCGCGCTCAAAATGAGTTATCTTTTTTTATTTTATCCCATTTTAGTGCTGGACATTCCCATCGGGGGCGGGATACCTTTCAGGTATCGAAACAGCCAACGACACGGAGGTCACAATGGCAACACAATTTCAGCAGCAGGTCACCGACCTGATCACCACCAACCGCAAGGCCGACAAGGTCAAGCGTTGGCAAGAGCTTGCAACCGCCGCCGCACTGATCAAGGCAGAGATCGACGCCCTGAAGACCGGCATCCTCGAAGACAATGACCAGCGGTTCATGATCGTCGAAGACACCGTCCGCGAGTCAGCCCCATCCAAGGCCGACTACATCAAGCTTCACGGTGAAGCGGCCTTCGAGACCAACAAGAAGGTCACCAACGTCAAGCGCCATGTCAAAGGCATCCGATAACCAACCGGGGGGCTTCGGCCCCCCACCCAGCCAACGGAGGGAAACAATGGCTATCACTCGCATTCACGTTAACCAGCACGTGATCCGCGCCAACGGTAAGACAGGAGACCGGAACCCGGTCTTCACGGTCAAGAGCAGGGGCAAGAACAACTACGCCCAGACTGTCGAGATATACGACGAAGAGGGTGTCGTCTGCGCCCGTCTGGTTTACAGCCCAGACAAGCCTCTGTCCTGCGGCGCCAAGGTCTGGATCGAGACCAACAACATGGTCCGGCTTTACGACTAGCCCCGGGGGGCTTCGGCCCCCCACCGTCCGGCAGTGTGTGCTGCCGCTGATGAGGCCAAAAGGCCGAAACGGTAACCTGACATAACGGAGGTACGATATGTCACTCACACGTACAACACTCGAGCTTGTGATCGAGAACAACAGAGTCGTCGGCATGCAGATCAAAGAGCCGGCCCCCCAGACAATCATCATCGATGATGAGCCGGAGACGGTGACGTTCCGGATGGGCGTTAAGACCAGACAGCGGGCCATCGAGCTTCTGTCCAACGCCCGCGAGGGGTTCACCATTGAGCAGCTAGGCGGGTTCCTTGGGCTGACCGAGAGCAGTGTCCACACGCTGCTGACCGACCTGCGGAATGGCGGGACGGAGATCGAGGTCCAGCCATCACCATACGGTGGTCGTCGTCGGGCCTATCGGATCGCTTAACCACTGCGCGGGGGCTTCGGCCCCCGCCAACCGACGGAGGA